AAGATCATTTCGAACGTCTCCGTCAGGTGAAGATTCCGAGTGCTATGAGTGCGGCGGCGAGCGCCAGCATGAGCAGGAGCCCCGGTCGCTCCCTGAACAGATTGCCCTGCGAGTGCTTCATTTCTTCCTCTTTCGGTATGGTCGGTATGGGTTTTCGTTCCAGTCGGCCTCTTGGCAGTCCCGGTCGAACCACCCCTCCTCCCATGCCTCACTCATGCGCTTGCGGAGGAGGCGGTCGATTTGTGCGGAGAGCCATTTTGGCTCCTGATCGTCGGCTTCGAGGCCATACAGTCTGGCAGCGATGCGCTCGCCGTCTGTCATCTTGCGCTTGGTCATGGCTTGCCCTCCAGCGCCTCTTGTGCAATTTCGCAAAGATGCTCAACAACTAAATGCCACTTGTACGGCCCAGCCGTCTCTTGATTCGCGATGTCCGTCAACGCCGCGCGCAGCCGCTCGATTTCCTCGCGCAGCAGATCACCGCCCTCACATGCAGCCTGATGCGCCTGATGCAGTCGCTTGATCTCCGCGCGCATCCACTTGAGTTCCTCGACGGCATCTCGGATTGCGAGGCCGCACGACGGAGGGTGAAGAGCGTCCGTCGGAGAGACCCGCAGCATCTCGTACGCCCCCCGGGACAGGCCCTCGGAGATCGTCAGCAGCAGATCCAGTTGCGCCGGCCGTGGTCTGTTCACGTCTTGCCCTCCATCTTCTTCATGGCCTCGTAGGCCTCTGCCCGCCAGTCTCCGTCCTGGGTGTTTTCGAATTCAGCGCCGCACCCGCAGCAGACCCTGACGGGCTTCCGGCACAGGAGCACGATCTTGTTCCCCAGCTCGCCGGTCACGTAGACCAGGCGCGTGTCCTTGTGGACGCCGCCAGTCCCTCCGCACCCCGGGCATACGGCATCCGGAACAGCCTCAAGTGGGGTGATGCGCACGGGTCACTTCCTCGCATATTGCAGGGTGATCAGGGCCTGTTGACGGTCCGTGTCTGCGTGCATCCACCCGTCTCTCCACGCCGAGATGAACGACCTCGACCAGCTCAGGCGGCCACTTGGCTTGCGCTTGTCCTCGTAGGGGCACGAGCTGATCGGCTCGTCCAGGAGCCTGGCGTGCACGCCTTTCAGGAAGGCGCCTCGATGCGCGCGGTTCCACCTGGAAATGTCCGCCACGACGGTCGCCCCTATCAAGAAGGGCGCTGGGCCGCGTCGGCGCGATCCAGGTATTCGTTGGCGATGACCAGGTGCCTGCGCTGCTCCGCGCTTCCGTCCGGATGGCGCCTGGCCTCCTCGATCCTGTACCGCGCCCTGGCGCGCAGGCCGGCCGGCGTGTCGATCAGGCCCGCGGGCCGCGGCCCGTTGTCTGGGGAATACTTGCTCATGGCTTGCCCTCCGGCGCATTGCGCGCCCGGTCGTAGGCGTTCGCCAGCGCCTTGCGCGCGGCGTTGGTGAGCGCGATCAGTTCCGCGCGCAGAAGCTCGGGCTCCTGCTTCAGCCGCTCGATCTCCGCGCGCAGCTTCTCGACCTCGGCCCGATGCTCCTCGCGCTCCCGGCGGACGTGAGCATCCTGCGCCGCTGCTCCATCGCAGCAGTTCTGCTGGGTGGCGAGATCGACGCGCAGCCGCTCGATCTCCGCGCGCGCTTCGTCGCGTTGACGGATCGCGGCGTCAAGCGATGCACGCAGGCTCTTTGCTAGGCTCAGGATGCTTGCGCCTAGCCGCTCGATCTCCGCGCGCAGCCTCTCGACCTCGTCGGCCAATCGGTTAACGAGGCAGCCAATGTGATCGGCCTCGCAGCCCTCGTAGTGCGAGGCGATGTGCTTGTGGCGCCGCGCTAGTGCGATGATGTCGGTCATGGCTTCCCCTCCAAAGCGTGACGCGCTGCCCGAATGTATTTCCGCTTGATGAAGACGTCGCTGTCCGCATCCTCGTTAGCTTCCTCGCTCCAATCATCATCTGAGCGAATGAGGTTTGCCATGTCTTCTCCAAGATCGTCGGGCCATAGATATAGCTGGGCGAGAGGTTCAAGAGCCTTGCGCAGCAGCGTGATTTCGGCCTTTAGAAGATTAACGGCCTCTACCTGCGAGCGCAGCCGCTCGATCTCCGCGCGCTGCCTCTCGACCTCTGCCCAAGCCTCGTCGGCTCGGTTGGACTCCTTCCGCATAACGTCCGCGATCATCTCGTGGGAGCGCATCAGTTCGTCGATCTTCGCGCGCAGCTTCTCGATCCGGCCTCGTTGCAAGACGAAACCAGACTTCTCCAGAGCCAGCTCCGCGCGCAGTTTCTCGACCTCTGCCACGACCGCAGAGACACGCTCATGCGTCGGCTCATCGCCTCCGTCTGGGCAGACGAAGACCCACCCTTTCAGAGCGTGTCTGGTCTTGGTGTCCTCGTCGCGCATCCGCTCGATCTCCGCGCGCAGCCGCTCAATCTCGCGCACAGCCCAATGCTCTGCTTCTGTCTTAGGAGCATTTGGGTTCATGAACATCTCAGCCAATTCTTTCGGCGTCAGCGCGCGATAGACGTTTGCAAATGGATCTTGCTTCATGAGGCCCTCCCGTGCGGTTCGTGCAGTTTCTCTAAACCGGCTGGGCGCGGACCGGCGCGGTCGAACACAAGCGAATCCAAACGCTGCATCGCCTGCCGGACGAAATGCGCCATCTCGGCAGATCCGCTCATCTCGAACCTGCCAGACTTCATCGCGCCGCCCAGCGTCTCCAGATATTCTCTGGCCGCGTATCGCAGCGCATCGCGTTCGGCCCGCAGCCGCTCAATCTCAATCACCGCATCAACGGCGATGGAGAGATCGTCGTGTCGCGCGGCAGCTAGTGCGCGCAAAGATGTGATTAGGTCGTCGCTCATCTCCCATCCTCCGCTTCGACGATGTGGTAGCCGGAGTCGTGCAGCGCCTTGATCAGTCGCGCGGCCGCCTCTTCGTCGGGGCTCCTGGAGGGCGTCTTGTCCGCGGGCAGTTGCGGCATCCCGAAGACTTCGGACAGGCGCGCGTGGAGTTGCCTGCCCTGTTGAGCCGTCAGGTGGACATGGACCGACTCGAAGAAGATCATGATCGTGCCGTACTCGGAGTCTGCGAGCGGGTTGACCTTGATCTCGGGTATCTCGGCGTCCGGGCTCACGTACATGGTTCCGTAGAATCCACTAGCCATCGTTCTCTCCTGTTTTTTTCTGCAACACGAGTTTGTACCCCAGAACGTCCGCGGTTGCAAGAAAGAGCGAGAGCTTGGGGTCGGAGCGTCCCGCCTTCCAGTTCCTCAGGGTCTGCACGTCGACCCCGACGCGGCTGGCGACACCGCGGATGTCGCCAGCCGCCTGCCGGACCATCTCGGCCATGAGCCGCGCAACGAGGGGCGGGAGCCCCCGCGCAGGCGGCTTGGTGCGGGTCAGCGCGCCGCGGATCGCGCCACGCAGGCCCAGCACCGACATCCTGGCCGAGATGGTCTCGCGGTCCATCAGGCCGCTGCCTCGACGGTCATGCCGGACGGGGAGGCGACGGTGCTGAAGGAGTCGACGTGGGCCGCACCCTTGGAGTTCTGGAGGATGCGGACGACGACCGCGGTGGATACCCCGGCCCCGTCAGCGATGACCGACAGGGGATCTCCGGCGCGGCGACGACCGCGAACGAAGGCCTCCAGGTCGGACCTGGTCTCGAAGCGGCCGGTGCCGGCCGGGCGACCGCGGCGCGGAGCGTTGGGGTCACGAGGCTTGGAGGCGAGCTTCTTGGCCTTGACCTTGGTCTTCGGCTTCACCTTGGCCTTGGCCTTTGCGCTCGCCTTCGGCGCGGCCTGGGCCCGGCCGGCGGCCGGCATGCTGGACAGCATGTCGATCACGCGGTGGCGGGACTCGACCTCGACGGTGAGGGCGGAAGCCGTCTCGGCCAGGAGCCGAGTTGCCTTGTTGAGCTTGTCGACAAGACGTGCGAGCTGTGCGTTTTTCTTCACAGTATTCTCCTTCTCCAGAAGGTACAGAACCCCTTGTTGTCGTCGATCCGGCGCCAGGCGGGGCATGAGGCACCGGAGCATTTCTCTCCTGTTTCGGACTGAACACACTTCCTTCTCATCGCCTTTTTCTCGGTGACGACCAGGGTACGTTCAGTTCGGATCAGGTTGACGTCGGGAGCGGACAGAGGGTCATCCAGCCGACCGTTCTCGCGTCGGTCCTTGAGGAAAGGCATCAGCCCTCAAGGATTCTTTTCCAGGCTCGCGTCACCTGCTCTGCCGGGAATGGAGGCGGCGGCGCGGGCTCGGAAGAAGGCGCTCCGCTGACGATTTCGTTTTGCTGTCGTTCGATCAGCTTCTTGTAGTGTTGAAGGGCGTTCGCCAGCACTATCGTGGCCTCGCCCCATAGCATCTTAGGCATCGGTGTACTCCCTTCAGAACAGAGAAGAGCACAGCCTGAGTCGTGGGGTCAAGACAAAAAGTTCAGGCAGAAGAACTTTTGGATTCCTTGGACGCGTGGCGCGCGGGGATGAAGTCCTGATACCGGCGTGATCCCATCAACTTTGCAAAGATCTTGTCCCCATTGCCGATCCCGACGGAGGAATGGCCATCGTCGTCCTCTTCGTCGTAGTCGGGGTTGACGGTGTAGTAGACAACGTGGCGATTGCTCTTGTGCACCTCGGTCCGCGAACAGATGAGCTTTTTCTTGCGCACGAGGTGGGTCAGCCCTCCCGAAACGGCGTTCGGGTTGGCATTCTCGAAGAGCAGCATGACATCGCTCGACGTGAACTCACCGTCGATCTTGCTTACCTTTTCCCAGAGCGAATCGTGGGTGACGAGGTACCTGCCGTTTCGGGATTTGGAGGAGGTCATTGGTCATTCCTCAAGATGGCGTAAAGTATGTGGTCGGTCCACTTGCCGTTGACCTGGAGGTTCTCGCGGCAGAAGCCCTCCATGTGGAAGCCGTTGCGTTCAAGGACCCTCTGGCTGGCCACGTTGTCCTCAGCGACGAAGGCCTCGACGCGACGGAAATTGTTGAACGCGAAGCGGCACGCGCCGCGGACAGCTTCGGTGGCCAGGCCCATGCCGTGGTACCTGGTCCCGATCCAGTAGGCGATGCGGCAGGAGCTTTCGCTGCCGACGAAGAAGTGACTGAAGTAGACGCCGCCGACGAATTCCGGGTCCTGGCTGTCCTCGAATTCCGCGAAGGCGAAGAAGTGCGCGCGTCCATGCGTGCGCTGCATCGCCAGGAAGCCCAGGTAGTTGTCGTAGGACAGTTCGTCTGCGCTCCACTTCGGTTCATAGGGCTCAAGTTCGAACCGGCTCTCTTCGCAGCCGTGCCCATGGCTCGAAGTCCTTCTCCTTGGCCGGGATCAGGAGGCATCGTGTCCATTTGCGTGGCTCAGACGACCGTAGAATGCGGTCGCCTGGAACGGATGAATTTCGGGGTCGACGAACTCGTGCCATGAGCAGTTGTCCTTGCCGGTCATCTTGCTGCCAGGGATCCACTTGAGCCTCCCGACGCTGACGATGGTGCGCAGCCTGGGCATGTAGGGGATGGCCTGGCGCGTGTGCACCCAGTCGGAGTCCAGAAGCAGCCAGGTCGGCCGCAGGCTGGAGAGGCGCTCGATGAGCGGGTGGAGGACCTTCCTGTCCCAGGGCGGGTTGGTGATGATGGCGTCGCAGTAGGCGATGTCGGCCTCGGTCAGGGTGAGGGCATCCTTGGTCGCGATCCGCGGGCCGCGAGGCGTGGTGTCTGACGCGCCGGCGCAGCCCAGTCCTTCTTCGAGGAGGTGCCTGACGAGTGCGCCGTCGCCGGCGCAGGGCTCGTAGAAGGTGTCGACCGAAGCCGACTCCGTCATCAGATGCTGTCCTTCGAGGTGCGGGAGGAGCGGCCAGATGGCGACCTTGGGGGTGACGTAGAAGTCCTGGGGGTGGCGTTCGAACGAGCTGCGCTTACCCATCGGATGGCTCCTTGTCTGCCGTCTGGGGGATCTTGGAGAGGATTTCATCCGCTTCGGACATTTCTCGCTTCTTCTGACGCCCTGGCCTTGGCGGCAGCTTTACCCGTCGGGGGATGATGCCGGACTCCTCCAGCTCGCGGAGCCTGCGCTCGGAGGCGATCTCGGCCTCTTCGCGCTTGTCGCGCTCTGCGCGCAGGGCGGAGAGTTCCGCGGAGAGGAAGGCCAGGTCATTCTTGGAGAGGTTCTGTCGCTTCCAGGTGTCGAGGATGATGCGGAACTGTCCGGTGATGTACCGTCCCTCGATCTTGGCGATGACCGCCAGCTCCTCGTAGTTCTCTCGATGGATGATGATGGACTTGTACTTGCGGCTCTTGGAGCCGAAGACTGGAACTGGGGGCATCGTTACCTCGCTCTTATCTCACCAATCCTATACTTCAACTGACTCGCCCCAGGAAGGCCCAAGTGCGATGTCGCACTTGAGTGGAACGGCCAGGGGGATGGCCGATTGCATGGCCCAGGACATGGCCCGGGCCTGGTCCGCATCGCGGACGGACATGCACAGCTCGTCGTGCACCTGGAGGATCGGCGTGGTGCCGGCCTCGTAGAGGTTGACCATCGCCTGCTTGGTCATGTCGGCCGCGCTGCCCTGGATGAGCCGGTTGAGGGCCTTGTAGGTGTAGGCGCGGCGCAGGCGGACGCCCGGGCCGTGGGTCGCGAGCGCCTCGACGTGCTTCAGGGCCTTGTGGGCCTGGAAGCCCTGGGGCTCCCAGAGGTCGAAGCGGCACTTCCGTCCCTTGAGGGTGCGCAGGGCGCCCTCGGACCGCGGGTCGTCGACCCTGTTCTGGACGGCCTGGCTGAGGGCCCGCACGAAGGGGACGCGCTCGTGGTACTGCTTGGTGAGGTCCTTGGCCTCGTCGACGGAGACGTCGAGTTCGCCGGCGAGCTTGTTGACCCCCATGCCGTACATCATGGCGAGGTTGATGACCTTGGCCTCCTTGCGGGAGATGCCGGCCATGTCCGCGACGAGCTGGTGGAAGTCGTGGTTGGGGTTCTCGTTGTAGCTGCGGACGAATTCCGAAACGCCGGGGAGTTCGATGCCGCGGCTCTGGCCGTAGAGCGCCGCGTAGTGGACGAGGATGCGGGGCTCCTGCTGGCTGAAGTCGATGCCGGCCCAGGTCTCGCCCTCTTCCGGCAGGAACAGGCCTCGGACAAGCGGCCCGAGGACCGGGTTGCGGCCCGGGATCTGCTGGAGGTTGGGGTTGCTCATCGAAATGCGGCCGGTGACGGTGCCGCCGTCGTCGGACCGGATCTGGTTGATGTGGCTGTGGATGCGCCCGTTGCGCACGGTGTTCATCAGCCCGTCGATGAAGGTGCCGTTGATCTTGTTGACCTCGCGCGCCTCGTGGATGGCCTTGGCCAGCGGGTGCTCGCAGGACGACAGGAACGACGACTTGAAGGAGGGCGAGCCCTTGTCCGTGCGCGGGTAGGCGATGGAGAGCTTGTCGAAGGCCTTGGCGATGCTCTGGGCCGCCCAGATCTCGACGTCCATGCCGGCCATGGAGCGGATGCTGGCCAGGGCGTCCTTCTCCACCTTCCGGACGTATTGGCGTGCCCGCTCGGCCTTGTCGATGTCGAAGCGCACGCCGCGCCACGTCATGTCGAGGATGCAGGGCAGCAGGCGCGTCTCCAGGTCCCAGACGGTGGTCAGGGACTCCTTGGCGATGGTCGCCTTGAGGTGGTCCCACAGCTCCAGCGTCAGGGACGCGTCGCCCTCTGCGTAGGGTCCGACGTACATGGCCGGCAGCTTCCACATCTCCCCCTTCGGGTCGACGCCGAATTCGCGAGCCGCGGCGGTCAGGCCGCCCTCCGCCTTGACCTTGCCGAGGTAGTCGTAGGCCAGGGCGTTGAGGCTGTAGCTGAAGCGGTTCTCGTCGACGAGGCTGGCGGCGACCATGGTGTCGAAGACGCGTCCCTTGACCTCGATCCCCGTGGCGCGCAGCCATCCCAGGTCGTACTGGGCGTTGTGCATGACCTTGTCGACGGGGCTCTCGCAGACGTGCTTCATCCACTTCAGGACGAGGCGCTTGTCGAGGTTGCCGCCTCCCAGGTGGGCGATGGGAAGGTAGACGCTCCATCCCTTGGTGGCGACGGCGAAGCCGATGATCTCGCCGTCCTGGCGCGGCCAGCCGGGCCCCATCGTCTTGAGGTTCGGGTCGCGCGTTTCCGTGTCGACGGCGATCTCGTCAAAGCCCTCGATGGACGGGAACTCGGCCACCGGGAGCCATTCCGAAGGCTTGGAGAACATGGGGAACTGGAGCTTCGTAGTCATGGATTGGAGTCCATGGTGGCGATCTCTGCACCGAGGGCCGCGTACCCCGCGATGTCGATCCAATGGTCGGGGTTGTTCGGGCTCTTCATGAGCCTGGCCAGCTTGGTGGCGATCATGAACATGGCGACATCGACGCCGTCGAATTCGTCCTTGCTGCCGTCCCTCAGGACGCTCCAGATGCGTGCGATGTCGTCGAAATTCTTGTGGGCCGACCCGTAGTTCTGGTGGCGCGCGCCGTCGATCAGGTCGGCGGCCTGGATGAGAACCTCGTGTCTTTTCATATTTCGTAACTCCGCGCTGTGTCGTGGGGGAAGGGGATGTAGAGGCACCTCTTGGCCCGGGTGAGGCCGACGTAGAAGAGCCGGTGGGTGTCGTCGGATGGCTCCCTGGCTGCGATGGGAGACAGGTCCGGGAACAGGATGACGTTGTCGGCTTCCGCGCCCTTCGAACCGTGGATGGTGGACAGGCGCACGCGTGGAGTGGCGTTGAACTTCTCTCCCCTCCGGAGCATGGCAATCACGTAGGTCTTGTCGACGTCGGGTAGCCGGTCGAGGGCCTCGTGCCAGATCAGCTCGCGGCCGACCAGGAGGCCGTGGTCCTTTTGGAGGTCTTCGAGGGTGAAGGATGACGTGTCCGGGGCGGTGATGACCTTCTTCCCGCGGGCGATGCGCTTTCCGTTTCCGGACATGAACGAGTAGACGTTCTTGGCCATGTCCAGGGAGATCTCCTGGCCCTTGCGCAGGCGCTCCCAGCCGGTGACGGCCAGGGAGACGTCCAGGGGGATGGACCGGCGCCCGTTCCGCTCGAAGAGGATGCCGCGGTCGCGCAGGTCGGAGGCGAGCGGCGACGACATGTAGTTCGCCTGCGTGAGAACGAGCCACGAGCCGCTGGACATGTCGATCTGGTCGATGCCCTCCACGCGCTCCACGACGCCGGCCTCATCTCGGGGCAGGTAGGTCTTGGGGAAGCGCGCACGGATGCGCCGGGACACGGACTCCGCCAGCTCGTGCACCTTCGCGGGGATCCGGTAGCTCTGGCGCAGGACTTCGCTGCCGCCGGGAAGGTTGATGAAGTGGTCGACGTCCGCGCCGGCCCACCGGTAGATCGCCTGATCGTCGTCGCCGGCGACGTACATGCGATCTGAGATCTCGTCGATGGCGTGGGCGATGTCCCATTGCAGGGGAGACAGGTCCTGCGCCTCGTCCAGGAACGCCAGCTTGAACCGCGGGCAGCGCTCCGTGGCGGTGCGGGCGAACATCTCCAGCATGTCGGTGTAGTCGAGGAGGTTGTTGGCCGCGCGATAGCTCTGGTACCCGCGGGCCACGTAGTCGACGAGCATCCACGGCTCGGACAGGTTGCTCTCGTCGTACTGCCTTCGGACGCTGACCTTGCGCAGTCGTGCCAGGTTGACCAGCGCGAGGATGGGGTGGTCGGTGGTGACAAGGCCGATCTCGTCGTCCTCCACCTGCGTGGCCATGTCGAGGCCCAGCCGGTTGGAGAGTTCCGCAAAGTGCTGCCTCTGCATGAGCATGGTTTCCCGGATGCCCATGCTGCGGTAGGCCAGGGAGTGGAGCGTGCGGAAATGAACGAGGTCGTTCTTGGGGTCGAGACCGAAGCGTGCGGCCGCGCGCTCGCGCGCCTCCGTGGCGGCGCGGCGCGTGAACGCCAGGAAGGCGATCTCGTTCGGTCGGATGCCGGAGGACAGGGCCTTGTCCACCATGTCCAGGAGGGTGGTCGTCTTGCCTGTGCCTGGTGGTCCGAAGATCCGGAACATCAGAAGGGCTCCACCTTCTTCTCGAACCTTGGCGCCTCGACGACGACGTCATCGCCCTCGAATGGCGGGATGGACCATACCCGGACAGGCCGACCTCGGATCTTCACCAGCAGGCTCGTGCCGTGCATGTCGCGCAGGCGCTGGGCGATCTTGTGGCTCTTGAATTCGTAGAACCGCAGCTTCTTCAGGTAGTTTTCGAAATCCTTGAGGCGGAAGACGATGCGCCCGTCCTCGTCCTTGTATGGCCGGCGCAGCAGGATCTCTTCCTTGGTCGCGGCCTGTTGCATGCTGGTGCACCATTCTTCGAGGTGCTCGTAGAGCTGGCCTACCACGGAGGAGTCCTGCGAGACCTTGATCACCGCGCCGTCGGTGTCGGTCATGTCGGTCAGGAGGCCGTTGACCCGTCCTTCCCACACCTGCTTCGATGTCGACCGCGGCAGGAAGTTGAGCTGCTCTATGCAGGCCTTCTGGAAGTACGACTGGTTCATCAGCGCTTCCGTGTCGATCTCCAGGGGCCTGCCGTTGACGTCCACGAACCACACGGGCGGCACGGAGTCGTATTTGCGGAGGTTGGCGATGTTCATGCCGCTGAGGGCCGCGCCAATTCCGTGCAGGCGTGTGCGACAGAGGTCTGAATTGCAGTAGGCGTTGATCGGCGCGTCCTTGCACCGGTAGGCGTAGTCCTTTTTCCGTAGCTGCTTGACGATGATGTTGACCTCCCCGAGGGGCAGGGGCGGGTCAAGGTAGGCCAGGTTGTAGGTGAGGATCTCTGCCTCCCAGGAGTCTGGGAAGGCTTTACGCAGGTAGACCCCGAGGTTGAAAAGTCCGTTGTTGCGGCCTCCTTCCGAAATCTTCTGCTCGGCCAATACCTGTAGACATGGCGGACCGTCCTTCAGGGGCTTCCCGTCTTCCCGTGGCTTCTCCACCATCAGGGCGACGACCTGCTCTGGAGTCTGTACGTGCTTCTCATACAGCTCGAAGAACTGCTCCAACGTGGCCGACGTCCCGTCGTCGAGGAACGCGTAGCGGAGCCCATTATCGGCGTCGAAGTAGGGGACGTTCAGCATGTTGCCGACGTCGCCGCGTTCTAGGTTCAGCTCCACCTGCTTAGGGAAGATCTCCGAGCCGTTGCTGATGCCTAGCGACGACGCCAGGTGGCGCAACACGTCGCGCATCTGCGCCGCAGCTATCTGCTCCTTCACGAACAGGTAGGCATGCGCGCCGCCGCTCTTGGAGCGGCAGACAACCAGGGGCGCCTTCTGCTTCCGGATCTTCTCGACCAGGAGCTTGTGGTCCAGCGGGTACTGGTCCACGTCGATGCAGCCCCAGATGCAGGCGTTGTCTTCGTTGATCGGGATGATGGCAAGCCCGTCTCCGGAACCTTGCAGATGAGCACGCCATAGGGCCGTGGTCCGCGGTTCGTGGATGACGGTCGCCTTGCCGGTATGCTTGCCGTTGGCCGCCCGCTTTTCGATGCGGTACGTGCCGTATGCGGACTTCAGTCCGTCGAAGATTTTCGCAAAGCGTTCAGCGTCCGACACGTCCATCTCCCTCTTGAACAGAATGGGCGGAGCCCGCGGATGATCCGCGAGCCCCGCCCAGGGCTGGTCAGAAGGGGACGTCGTCACCCACGCTGGTGGCCTCTCCGTCGTCGGTGTGCTTCACCTTGACGTCGCCGCGCGCAATGCTCGCGGCGAAGCCCTTGGCCTGCTGGTAGAGAGCGGCATCGAGGACGGCGCCCTGCACGGAGATCTCCCACCCGTGCCAGGAGCCCTTGGAGTTCTCCTCGTGCACGGTCTTGAGCAGATAGACGTGCGAGAACCGCGGCGGCACGAAGGGCCCGGCCTTGCCCATCATGACGCGGCCGGCGATCATGGAGTTCCACTTCCGGCTCTTCTTGAGCTGGGTGGACTTCATGGCAATGATGGCCTGGGAGAAGGATCCATCCTCGTTCACGACGAGCACGAAGTGCTGGTGCGTCTCGTCGAGGTAGTTGCCGCCGCCGCCGACGATGTACTCGCGGTTGTCGTCCTTCGACCTCTCGGTCTTGGGGAGCGGGTCCTCCGGGGTGAAGATGTTGACCGGAGCCCCGTTGCCCTGGCCACGCGGCGCCCACTCGATGTAGCGGCGCTGGTAGGCGCAGGGGATGACGCGGACGCCATCCTTGCCCTTGTAGACGTGGTTGGTGACCGTGTTGAGGATGTCGCCCGGACGGGCCGCCTCCAGGTCATCGAGGATCGGGTCCTGCCTGGACAGGACCTTGAGGAACGGCAGCGCGTAGTCGCTCTGCGACATCCCCTGGAGGCCGAGGCCGGCATCGGCCTCGAACATCGACGAATCGACCGACGGCAGGGCGGCGGTCTCGGGCTTGGTGATGGCCATGTTCACTTCCCCTTGGCGGGCTTGATGGTTGCGCGCTGGCCGACGAAGGCTCCGAAGAGGTTCATCGGGAACTCGTGTCCGGCTTCGACGCGTTCCTTGACCCAGGCTTTCAGGGTCATGGCGTTGACGTCGGTCTTCTGCTCCGGCTGGAAACCCTGGTGCAGGACGTCGAGGACGAACTGGTTCGCCTTCTCGTCGTCGCCGGCACCGAAGGCCACGGTCACGGTGTTCTTGATGATGTCCCCGTAGCCGTGGTCACGCAGCCAGTCGAAGGCTGCCGGCTTGTTGTCGGCCTTGATGTGGCCGCCGTACAGGGGCTTGATCTCGACGGTCGAGCCGTCGTCGAGCTTGAAGCTCCGCAGGCCGATCTCCTGCATCACGGCCGGGAGGTCCTCGTCGGTGAGCTTGAGCAGCTCGACCTTGGCCTGCTTGGCCATCTCCTCCAGGTTCGCGAGCGCGTGCTCCTTCTCGCGAATCTTGCGGGCCAGCTCACCGACCTTGCCGAGGCCGGCACTCTCGACGGAGGTGGACGCCGCGGTGCTGACGTCCTCCTCCATCATTCCGAAAACTTCGTTTTCGACCGTCATTGGTCACTCCGTGGTTGACGCTCTACCGTCATTGGCGTAGCGTATCTCGTCAATACGATACAGCCCGACCGGTTGTCAAGGAGGAAAAATGTACACGATGAAGACTGACCCCTACCGCCATCAGCTCGACGCCTGGTCCGCGAGCCGCGATGCGGCCTTCTACGCCCTGTTCATGGAGATGGGCACCGGCAAGACGAAGGTCGCCATCGACACCATCGGCCATCTGTACGAGCGTGGCGAGATCGACAGCGCCCTCATCCTGGCACCGAAGGGGGTCTACGACAACTGGGTCTCGAACGAGATCCCGCGGCACCTGCCGGACCACATCCCCCGGCACGTCGTGCGGTGGCAGGCGAACGTGACGAAGGCCTTCGAGAACGAGATGCAGCGGCTGTTCCACGCGCGCATGCGTGCACCGCGCAACGAGAAGGTGACCGGCCTGGGCGTGTTCGTCATGAACGTCGAGGCCCTGTCCACGGACCGCGGGAAGGACGTGGCGCTGGCGTTCCTCAAGGAGTTCCCGAAAAACATCGTGGTGGTCGACGAGTCGACGACGATCAAGAACCGCAACGCCGCCAGGACGAAGGCGCTGATCAAGTGCTCGGCGCTGGCGAAGTATCGACGCATCCTGACGGGCTCGCCGGTGACGAAGAGCCCCATGGACCTCTACGCGCAATGCGCCTTCTTGCATCCGCGCGCCCTCGGCTTCGACAGCTATTTCAGCTTCCAGTCGAGGTACGCCCTGATCGTGCAGCGCAAGATGGGGCACCGGTCGTTCCAGGAGATCGTCGGCTACCGCCGGCTCGACGAGCTGAACACCAAGCTCGAACGGTTCTCGACCAGGGTCCTGAAGAAGGACTGCCTGGACCTGCCCGACAAGGTCTACCTGCGCCGCGAGGTGCCCATGACCGACGAGCAGCGCGGGGCCTACGAGCAGATGCGGCGCCAGGCCATGGTGCTCCTGGAGACTGGCGAGCTGACGACCACTCAGTCCGTTCTGACCCAGATCATGCGCTTGCAGCAGATCACCTGCGGGCACCTGAAGACCGACGACGGGGAGCTGCGCCAGCTCAAGAGCAACCGGCTGGACGAGCTGATGCAGGTCCTCGAAGAGGTCGACGGCAAGGCCATCATCTGGGCCACCTGGACGCACGACATCCAGCAGATCGCGGCCGCCCTGGCGAAGGAATACGGAAAGGACTCCGTTGCCAAGTATTTCGGTGAAACCGTCGACCGCCAGCCCATCGTCGACCGGTTCCAGGACCTCGACAGTCCCCTGCGGTTCTTCGTCGGGCAGCCCCGCACCGGCGGGTACGGCATCACCCTGACGGCCGCCACGACGATGGTCTACTTCTCCAACAGCTACGACCTGGAGATCCGGCTCCAGTCGGAGGACCGTGCGCATCGCATCGGCCAGAAGCAGACGGTCACCTACATCGACCTCGTCTCGCCCAAGACCGTCGACGAGAAGATCCTCGACGCCCTCAGGTCCAAGATCAACCTGGCCAACCAGGTCCTTGGGGACGACCCCAGGGACTGGCTGGCACCCGCCTAGCGGATCATCGACGAGACGAAGTCGTCCGGGAACAGGGCCGCGAAGCGCGCCCTGCTGTCCGGGGACGTGACGGACCCCTGCTGCTGGATCGGTGCGGCCGGCGGAGGCGGCGCCGGCCTGGCAGGGGTGGGCGGCGGAGGCATCGCCGGCCTCGCCGGCGCGGCCGCGGGAGGCGGCGCCGAGGGAGGACGACGCTGCTCGGGAGGCGGCACGAGCTGCTGTTGGCGAGTCGGCGGCTCGACCACCTCCTCCATGCTGCGCTGGACCGCCGGCTGGAAGCTGACCGGGGCTCCGACGATGCGAAGGACCGCTCGTTCGAGTGCCGACGTGGCGGGGGAGAGCAGTCCCTGGGCAGTCATGGGGCTGTCCTGCATGCCGCGCTGTAGCAGTCGGCGGAACAGCTCGCGCCCCTTTGGGGTCGGCTCCATGGCCAACGTCAGGAGGTCGGTCGCCTTGCTGGTCGGGACGTGCTCGAACAGCTTGCGCATCGCCTGCGCACCGAACGACGCGGTCTGCAACGACGGCGCGCCCCCGGAGAGGTTGCCGCCGATATTCGCGCCGACGAACCGGATGAGGTACTGTTCGGCCAGGTTCTCGTTGAACACCGGCGCGTCGTAGACGGTCTTGAACTTCATCGCGGACTGGACCGAGTCGAGGTGGCCCAGCAGGAGGTTCATCTTGTCGCGGAACGTCTTGTCGACGACCCCGACCTTGTCCTCCATCAGGATGTCCATCACCGACTTGCCGCCCGTTGGGCTCAGCGGCTTGTACAGCACGTCACGGAACTTCTGCACGTCCAGGGTTCCGTCGGGCCGCGTCGCGCGCATCTGCGCCACGGCGAACACGTTGTCGCGCACCGCCAGGCGGAGGTTCTCGGCAGAGTCCGCCCCGGGACCGGGGATGTTGCCGGGATCCTTCTTGAGCACCTGGAGGAGCTTTCGGAACTCCGTCTCGGGCCTGGTCTTGTGGCCGAGAGCCGAAGCGAAAGCCGTCGCCGGGCTGTCCCCACCAAGGAGGCGAGAGAACCAGGCGTCGCGCTCGATGTCCTTGGCGAGCTTGCCGGCCTCGGTGGTGCGTGCGGCCAGGGTGTTGTTCGCCGTCACCACGTCGCGCAGGTCATTGCGCAGCGAGCGCATTGCCGGCATGTCGAGAAGCACGCGATTGTCGTCGAGGAACCTCTGGAGGCCCGCTTCGTCGAAGAGCTGGACCGTCTTCGCGTTGCCTGTGACCGGATCGACGATCTCCGTCGGCTTCACGTACTTCGAGGCTTCCGTGCGGAACAGGTAGTCCGTTACGGAGTCCACCGTGGCTGCCCTGGCCGCAGCATCGTTGGGATTGACCCCCGGGGTGTTCCGGATGGCGTTCTGGAGCTGGGCGAACCGCGACGCGGCAACGTCGTCAGCCGTGTTGACGAATTCCCTGGCCAAAAGCTCTGGGATGATCCGCAAGCCGCCCGCTCTGGACTTTTCGACAACCTCCCCCGCGAACGTGCGGGTGAAGATGTCGTTGCCTGCCCTGGATACCGCCATGGCGTCGAGTATTGCCTGCTGCTCGGGGCTCACGGCAACGCCCTTTGCCAAGAGGTCCTGGACGGCCTTCTCGCTGACGCCCAGGTCGTCCAGGGCAGCCTCGGCCATCGTGCTGTAGATGCGCGCATCGAAGAACTCGTTCTTCGAACGCGCCTCGCGCGCACGCGCCAGCATGTCCGCACGGAACTTCTGGATGTCGTATAGGGAGATGCTCGGAGCGGCTGCCGTACCCGCTGCTCTTGCCGCCTCGAAATCCCGCAGGGCCGTCTCTCCCGGCAGGGCCGTCATGCGCGCATCGACCATCCCGATATAGTCCCGGAGTGTCGCAATGACGGCATTTCGGTTGTCTGTCGGAAACACCGTTGCCGGGATGCTGGAGTCATCCGCAGGGACAAGCATGCTTCCGAGCATTCTCTCGAAGACGTTACGGAGCGTAGCGAGACCGTCTTCGTTCGCGGCGCTCTTGATCATGCTCGTGGTCGGAGCCGAGTACCCCGGTTCGATAACCGTGCGCACGAGGTCGTACTCTTCCTTGGTGAAGTCGCCGAGGAAGTAGCTGAACAATTCCCGGAAATCCTGGCCGAGGGACTTACGTTCCATCGGGGAGCCGGGATTGTCGCTGTATTTCTTGTCTATCCTATCCGCAAAAGAGTTGACCTTCTTCTGCGCAGCCTCGGCCTGGTTGCGCAGTCGGAACAGATTCTCTCCACCCGGTAAATTGGGCAGGGGCGGGCTGAACTCCCCGGTTCCGGACACGCGGTCGACGAAGTCCTTGACGATCTTCGGGACATTGCCCTCGGTCTCCGGGATCAGCGTGTTGGCCTTGAGCTTCTCCCACGCCGCGAGGACGTTGGTTGCCTCCCCGGACATGTTCGCGAGATCGACGCTGCCCCACGCCTTGTTCTCCGCCGCGCGCCAGGCGGTGATGGAGTCGTCGACGATCTTGTAGACCGTCTCCCCGAACCTCCGCGCGGCCTCTCCCTCGGCGGCCCCGGGGGCCAGTCGTGCCGTGGCCAGGGCCTGGACTTTCTGCGCGCGGTCGAGAGGATCAGTCACCATGGCGGTGACGTATGCCTCGGCCAGCTTGCGGCGCATGTCGGCCGCGACTTGCAGCGCCTCTGGAGTGCCGGTGGCAGAGAACGTCTTGATGAGTGCCGATATCGCCTGGTTGGCATCTTCAAAGGATTCCGCGCGACGCTGAGAAACGCCCGGGCTACGCCGCGCGGCCGCGTTGGCAAGCGCCGCCAGGGCGGGGCTTTGCGTGATGACCTCAATAGGAAGTTTGATCTCCTTCCCATCCGCCCCCATGAGCGGCACCCTGCCGGCAAGCGCATCCGCGATCCGCTGCGGATCGTCTCCGAATTCCATGATCGCCTCGATCAGCGTGCGCGCCGCGGCGCGCTCCTGAGACGACTTCAGGAAACGAACGGCCGGCCCGGTGGACCCCTTGGTCTCGTCCAGGACGGCGCCGGCCGCACCTCCGGCCAGACGCATCGGATAGAGGAACGATCCCAAGGTCTCCGAGATCAGGCGGGTCGAGAAGTCGCCCGGATCAAAGACTTCTGCTGCGCCTGCTCCTGCCGCAGCTCCCACCGCACCTGGGGTCTGCCCCATGGTGAACGACACCGGAGCCTTGCGCGCAGCCTCGCCCATGACCGCGCCGGCCTTGGTCACGTACTTCAGGCCCGCGGTGTTCTCCAGGATCTGGGCAGCTCCGGCAGGGATCATCCGGATCAGCGCGGTCGACGCCGGAAGGCCTCCAACCGTCGAGCCCGCGGTCCTCCCGGCCTCCACGGCGGGAAGCTGGTACGGCACGACGTTGGTTTCCGGAAACACCGCAGATTCGGCGGCCTGGCCAGCCAGCGCTCCGCCAAAAGCTCCCGCAAGGCCCATGCCGATAGCCGCAGGCACCCGGATTGCCGCAGGACCAGGAAGCGCCATTCCGGCGCGGAAGCCTCCATAGAAGCCGCCCGTCGTGGGAACGGCGGAGACCACTCCGCGTCCGGCGCCTTCTGCCAGAGCCCCGAAGAATCCTGGATCGCGAAGACCAAGGTACTCCTTGAGCACGGCTTCCGGGGACACGCCCTCGAACGCGGAGTTGTAGTCATCGTCCGAAGCATTGTCGACCAGGCCAACGACGTACCGCGCAAGGGCCTCCTCGGCCTGCCCTCGGTCGAGACCCTGCTGCCTAAGGGTCTGATACGACTCGACGAACCGATTGCGGTCCGTCAGGAGCGCAGGGTCTTTCCACTCCTTGGGCTCCGCGGGTGCCTTTTCCTCCTCAAGCACGGGTTCCGTGGAACCCGCGGCAAGGAACGGGACGGGAGTGGGGAACGGGTTCGTATTTGCCACGGGGTAAATCTCCTGGCGATCTTATTTCCGGCGCTGTTGCAGGATCTCCCTGCCGCGCTGTACCGCGTTGACCTCTTCCTCGGGGCTCTTCGCTCCCAGGACCCTGGACCAAAGTTCTCGGATATTCTGCAACTCTGCAAGGGACTGACGCCTGCGGTCGCCGCTGGATTCAAGCCCAGGAGCGCGTTTGAAAGCCTCCCGTTGCCCTTCTTCCGTGAGGCTTTCCTGAAGGAGCTGGATCTCGTTGTCGAGGTAGCCGACAAGAGCCGTGATTTTGGTGCGGGCTCCGCTGGTACCGCCCCCACCAACAGACCCCGGCACAGGAACAAGTGCCTTGAGGTCTTGACGAAGTTTCTCAGCCGTGTCTCGACCATAGGTCTTGAGGATGGTCTTGACGGTGCGCTCGTTGAGGAGCCGGATGGACGCTATGGCCTTTGCCGTGTCGGGATCGGCGGAACCAATTTCCGCGGTTCCACCAAGCCAATTCAGGGCATTGTAAACGGCCGCGCCAACACCAAACGCGTTCTGGATCTGGCCAATTTCTGCGGCAGCCTGCCTGTCTTGGATTGCCGGAGCAGCAGCGCCGGCAGGTCGCGCTCCGGCGGGCGGAGCTGCGGCAGGCGCAGGTGCGGCGGGCGCAGGTGCGGCGGGCGCAGGTGCGGCGGGCGGAGCTGCGGCAGGCGGAACTGCGGCAGGCGGCGCTGCTCCGGCCGAGGTGAACAGGACTCCTTCCATCGTGATCGGGGGAACGGGCAGGCCCCTCGCCTGGCGCGCGGTGATTGCATCCCCCCAGAAACTCGCGAACGGAAGCGCTCGCCTCTTGACCAGCACTCCGTTGACCGTGGTCGATATCTCCGGGGCATCCTTTGCCTTGCTGGCAAGCAAGGCTTCGACTTCTCCGGTGGTGGCCTCGTCGAGGGTGTTGTTGGCGTACCGGCGAGCGATGTCGGGATTTCCGAGGAGCGTAGCCTGCTTTTCAGCAAGCGTATCCTTGGTAGGCTTGGGCTCTGTTCCGGGAAGATAGAACCTCCCGTTAGGATCTTTCAGCTGAATTTCCCGAAGCGTTGCCATGTCCCGCGGATTCTTGAGGTCAAGAACGATCCTGGAATCGTCGGATCCCACAAAAGTGACCGTATTAGGAGCCGCCGGTGCGGGTTCTGCGCTAACGGAGAATACCCTGCTTCCAGGCTTGCGTTGGCGAATCTCTTGAAGCCTGGCTTCCGCACCAGGATTCGCCATGTTGACGACGAACTCTTCCCCGTCCGGAGTGACGACCTTGACCAGGTTTGGCGCGCGAGGAGATACGGGCGTGCCGATGTCGAGGATCTGCCCACCGTTTTCCTGCTGATACTTCAGGGCAGCCGCCATGGACGACGGATTCTTGGCGTCGAACACCCCGACCTGGCTCCCGCTGGAATCCAGGAGCTGCATGAATTTCGGAGTGTACTCCCGCGGAGCGGGAGGCGTGCCGACACGGAAGATTTCCGAACCAGGGGTCTTGGCGCGCAAGGTCTCCAGGGTGGCGTACGCCTTTGGATCGTTGATGTTTGCCGTGGCCAGGACGTTTCCGTTTCGGTCGACGAGCTGGTGCAGATTCGTCGCCCGATCCGGGATGCGAGCCATTTCCGCCGCGAGCTTGCGCAGGGCGATGTCTTCCGCGCGCGCTTCCTTCTTCAGCGCGCGCTCCGCGGCCTGGAGTTCCGCGCCGCGCTTGCCCAGGCTGCCGGCAACCGGGGCGAAGGCCGCGGCCGCCTGCTGGGCGAACGACCCTCCACCAGGAGCACCGCCGGCCAGGAGGAGGCCGCCCTGGGCGATGTCGAACAGCGCCTGCGCCTGCGCGACGTCCCGAGCCTCGGACAGCTCCTTGGTGATCGGCGTCTTCTCCAGGCCCTGAAGCTCCGCGAGATAGCGCTTGTACGTCTCAGGATCGACGCGTGTGCCTCCCCGGCTGTCCGGGGACACGTCGCCGCCTTCCTGGAACCCCTGGATCCCAGGGGGCAGGTTAAAATTTGCGGGCGGCGCCTGGCCAGCCCCCTGCATCATCAGGGAGCCCACGCCGGCGCCCATGTTCCCAGGCTGTCCCTCCGGACCCTCCATCGCCACGCCGCCGGCGATCTTCTGCATCAGCTCGCCAATTCCGCTGTCGACCGCGCCCTGCTCCGTCATCATCAGGGCCGGCTGGACCAGGGCCAGGACCGACTCCGGCGTCTGCATCGCATCCTGAGACCCCACGAGCTGTGCCAGCTCCTGGTACCGGGCCTCCAGGGGCTTCTGGTTACCGCGGATGGCGTTGATCAGGCTCTCCGGGTCCTGCGACTGGTCGATCCCCGCCATCGTCTGGCGAGCATACTCCTCGCCCACCGGAGCCATCTGCTTCTGCGCCGTGCTTTGCACGATCTGCATATGCTGCGGCGCACCAAACGATGCCACGCCACCCATAGGAGCCATGTCCTGCGGCATGGGGCTCGCCGGACCACCGGCCTGTCGGAACAGAGGACGCGTGAGAGGATTCATCAGAACAGCCCCAGCTTCTGCGCGCCTGCGGCGGCGGTGAGGCCGGCAATCCCCGTCCCGACAAGCTGCTGGAACGGAGACACCGGCTGGGCCGTCGTCGCGCCCATGGACTGCTGCGACGACGGGGTCTTGGACAGGATATCAGACATGTAGGAGTACTGCTGGTACGGGAACTGCGCCTCCTGGAGAGCCGTGAGCCGCGCAGCGTCCAGCGCGGCCTGCTGCTGCGACCTGCCCACCGCGCCTACGTTCATCAGGCGCGCGATGTCGGCGGTCTCGCCGGCCTGGAGCGCCTGGCCGAGCTGCGTCTGCTGGAGACCGGTCTGCGCCACCTGCATGCCCAGGTTGCCGGCCGCCGTGCCAAGGCCGCCGATGCCCTGGCCGATGGCCGCGAGCTGTCCGACGTCACCCTGCGCCAACTGGCCATAGCCAAGGCCGAGCTGGCCCGTGAGCTGCGAACCCTGGAGCCGCCGAGCCTGCGCCTGCTCAAAGGCCTGCTGCGCCTGCTGCGACGCCTGCTGGAAGCCGGCCATCCGCATCTGGGCCGCGGTCCGCGCTTGCTGCTCCAGGACGTTCCGGCCGATCTCCGCCTGCTGGATCGCGGCCCGCGAGCCGCCGAACGCGCCCTGACCGACGGCCTGCGCGTTCGCAGCCTGCTGCTGCAAGAGCCCCTGGCGGTTGATGTCGGCCATCGTCTGGTCGATGGCGGCCTGCTCGAAGGGATTGAGGAAGGACGTGACCTGGCTGGGGTCGTACGCGGCGCCGGTGCCGGCCAGGCCCTGGTAGGCGGCCTGCTGGTACTGGGAGGGGATGCCACGGGTGGCCGCGGCCAGGTTCGCGGCCTGTCCCATGTACTGGCCGGCGCCCTGGATGGCCGGGAGGGCGGTTCCGGCCAGGACGTTCTGGGCGGCCTGGATGTTCTGGGCCCCACCTTTCAGATAGGGGAGGTAGGAGCCGACACCCATCTGGGCAATCTGCGAAGCCGTGGTCTCTGCCGGCGTCAGTCCGGCGACCTGGTACCCAGGAAGGCCGGAGGTCTCGCGCGCGAGCTGGTCCTTGAGGAAGCCCTGGACGTCCCCGAGAAGGGCAAGCCTGTAGGCTTCGATCTCGGGGTTTTCGCGGACGATCTGGGTGGTCGTGGAGGACATCAGGCATTCCTCTCAAATTTGCGCATGAGTTCGTACATCGTACGAACGCCATCCTTGCGCGATCCGTTGCCCGCGCCGCGCACGGCGCGCGCGGTCATGACGAACTCGCCGTCAGAGAGCATGGCAGGGATGCTGTCGGACGTGCCCGTGCCAGGACCGGAGATTCCGCCCGTGCGCCGGGGGAAGGCCGGGCCGCCGGCCGCAAATGCCGGATAGCCTGGCTGCTGATACGCCGGCGCCATGGCCGTCATCTGGGGCCGGCGCATGGCCGGCAGCCCAAGACGATACCTGTCCGGAGAGCTTGCCAGCAGGCTGGCCCCGGTCTGACCGCTGTAGAAGTCGGCCGGAGGCGGAGCCTTGGGCTGGTCGAAGGCGCCTAGGGCGTACGCCCCGATGCCACCCAGGGCGACGAGCGGGCCGTAGTTGCGGAGCAGGCCGGGGGTGTTGGCCTTCATGTAGTCCTGGGCAAGGGCCAACTGCCCCACGGTGGCCTTGCTGGGATCCGTGACCCCCATTGCTTGCAGCGATTGCGCAAGCGACGGCCCGGACTTGGGAGTGAAGAAGTCGATGGCCCGGTCGATCATCCCGGGCTGCGTGGGAGGGGGAGGCGGAGGCGGGGGAGGCGGAGCCGTGACCAGGGGTTCGCCGGGCTGAAGTCCGGGAGGCTGGTTCTCGATGGGGATTCTTCCCGCCGGGACTTGAGGAGCCTGAGGACCCCCAGGAATCGGCACGCCCAGGTCCCGGAACGGCTGTGCGACACCCTCCGTGAACCTCTCCGCAAACGTGCCTTCTGCGCCGGTAAAGCCCGCACGCAAGCCGCTGAAAATGCCGCCGGCAGCGCCGCCGATGGCGGCGGCCTTCAGGGCATCGCCAGCCTTTGCGCCGCCAAGGAGAGAACCCACTCCGGCACCAATCGCACCGCTGAGGACCGGACCAAGGCCCGGGAAAATCGCGTTCAGCGCAAACGGGAGGACGACGGGGGCCGCCTTCTTGACGACGTCCTTGATCCCGTTGAACAGGTTCTTCAGGAAGAATTCCGGGAGGCCCGTGTCCGGGTTGATCGAGTTGAAGTTGGTGCCGACGATGTAGCGGTTGGGGTCGACGCCCATCTGGCGCATGTGCGCGAACAGCGACTCCTTGAGAGCCGGGTTGGCGTCCAGCACCGCCATGGGGATGACGGTGTCGTTCTGCTCCAGGTGACCGAGGAACCGGTCACCGTTCCGGCCAAACTCGGCCATGCGCTGGGCGATGGCGGGAAGGCCACCGATGCCGACGTCAGAAAAGCTCGCAACCTGAGCCATCGAGTTCTCCCTTCCGCTCGCCAGACACCATCCTGAAGGGAGGAAGCTGCTTCCGCAGGGGTGTCTGGGCGACTATACCAAGGCGTTGAAAAGTTCCAAGCAGCTTCTAGGACGTCGTGACCGTGACAGAGCCGACCGAAACCGCCGCGGAAACTCCTCGGACATGCGGTCTTCCCTGCACCGAGATCTTCAGGATGCCCTCTTGCTGGAATACCGATCCAAGCTCCAGGCCGTAATCGTCCTGAGGAAGCGCAGTCAGAGTAAGCGTCGTCGCGCGCCAATCGCCGGGGTTCTGGTACTGTTGCAAGTACACCGAAAACGCTCGAACAACTTCGGCTAGATACCGCGGATCATACGTCGACGGAGCGTTTGGAAAGAACGGTACAACAACAGACCTGGACATCAGCGCCTCCCGTCAGGGCGAACCTCGACCCGCGGGGAGCCAAGGCGCCATTGGACGCCGGCCGCCGTTGACTGGACCTTCAAGGCAAACGACCGACCGCGAAGTCGAAGGTTGACCTGGTTGGTGAACTGCTCGACGGGGACGGTAGCAGAACGCGTCGTGGTTGAAGACTCGGTCTGCTGGTAGCTCTGCCCAGGAAAATTTCGAGACTCGAGAACAAGGTCGACCGCCGGCGAGACGGCTGTAGAAGCATCGAAAGTTACGTCTGGAAGCAGCCGGTTGAGGAACACAAAGTGATCCCCGGCCCCAATCGCGAGGTCGCTGCTCTTGATGTAGCTTGTAATGGCCGACGCGGGCTCCGTGGTTCCGTCATCCAGCCCGTTCTCATGGTAGTACAGCCTGCCATCCGATGCCGCCGCAACAGGGTACGGAAGGATGCCGCGATCAACCCATGCCGTGCGAACAAGCTGGCCGTAGTACCAAGCGTTTTCCTTGTAGTTGAACACGGTGTACCGGTCGATCTCGCTGGACGAGGAAGAGCAGTAGAACCACCACACCTCCGAAAACGAAGAGTTCAATGTCGCGAAGGACTTTTCCGCCTGCCCCTTGTTGAAGTCATTGAAGATGTAGCTCTCAATCGGGCAAGGAAGGACATTCACCTGTCCGGTGTAGACGTAGAAGTTGTCTATGCCCATCCAGAAGACGTTGTCGTCGACGGCGATTGCAGAATTAGGCCCGCAAATCGTCGTGTTGTCGGAGAGCTGGGCAATTCCGAACGTGTACGGTGGGCCAAGATACTGCATGGCGTTCACCGACACGTCCGTGAACACCAGGATCTGCTGCCTGGTCTCGATTGCGGTGATGATCTTGGAACCCGTGCTCAGACGCAGCTCGCCGGCGCTGTTCGTCGGCAGCGTCGTCCACGTCGTCGGGCTCTCCTGGCTGGAGAACCGGATCAGCAGAGGATCCTGCGTCCCGATGTCCGTCTCCGGGTCGCATCCGAACGCCAGGATGTGCCGGTCACGGTTCGACACCAGTACCTTTCGTGCCACGGTGGGAGTGGTCGCATCCGCTCCAGCAAGGTCGCTGAGCGCAACTCCACGGGCAAAAGGAGAAGAGCTGGTGCTCTTGTCCCAGTAGAAGATCCCGCCGTCCCGGATCCCGAAGACAAGGTCCTCGCCGTAGTTGTCCTGGCTCCACAGGCGCAGCGTCTCGCCAGAGATCAGCGACGAAGAGCCCGAACCCCACGACCCGCGGCTCCAGGAGCCGGCGCCCCATCCAGTCCCCTGGACCGTCGTGTCGAGGCCGGTGTTGATCTGGAACTCCGCGACGGTCGATGCTCCTCCGGATCCCGTGTCCGACGCATTGGAGAAGACGTAGGTGGGGTTGAGAACGCCGGCGGTGAGGATCGAAGCCAGGGTTGAGACTGTGCGAGCGTCGATGGTGAACGTGTCGCTGTCCTCGATGGAGAGGATCTCGTACTCCTGGTTCAGGATCGCCGCCGTGATGTTTCCGCCCAGGGAGGCCGCGGCCGAAAACGTCACGAAGTCCCCCTGCCGGGCACCGTGGCCGATGACCGTCACGGTCACCGTGCTGCAAAAGACGTCCGCGGCCGACGAGTGAGTCGCCGCCGTGGTCCCGTCAACGCCGCGGGTGCATCCGACCAGGCTGCTCCCGCTGATGGCGCTGTAGGTGATCTGCTCGGAGTCGATCTTGATCCGGCCAGACGACGGGAACCCCGTGACGCTTGTCAGCGGGATGGTTGCGTCAGACGCCGAGATGCCAGCCGAAAGCGTGTCGACCGGAACCGAGAACGTGGCTGCACCTGCCGCCGTGGTCAGGCGGATCGGGGTGATGTCGTTGTAGGCGCCACCCTCAGAAATGTAGAACTTCAGGTGCGTCCCGACGCCGATGTAGCTGCTTCCATCCAGGGCGACGAAGGGATGAATGGACCGGCAGGTCCCCAGGAAGCTGTTGTTCGACGTCCGCGTCCAGCCCCCGATCTTCTCCGGGAACCCCAGTCGGAAACGCACCTTCTCGCAGTCGAACCAGCCGCCCTCGTTGGTGTACGAGGTGACATCCCTGTTTACCCCAGGCCTGAATTGAAGTTTCGTCAGCGGCATCCGAGGCCTCCGGCGGCCTACGAGGCGGCTTTTCCAACAGCCGCAGCGTAAGCGTTTTCGAGCTTCGTGTGGTACGAGTTCTTCTCGTACCCAGGCCCATTATACCCCTTTGCAAACGCTCTCCAATCCTTGAACTGAAGAGGACGGACAAGATTCGCGCTGGAGATGAAGCAGGCCATGTGCCGGAGCTGGTAGCCCTCAGACTCCATGGCCTCGCGGAGCATGTGGTCGACAGAGGTGCAGCCCGCCATCCGGAAGTTCGAGCCCAGCACCTGGCCCAGGCCCCAGGACGTCGACAGGAGCGCCGCCTGGTCGTCGAGTTCGCAGGCCTTCTCGATCTCCGCGTACACGCCATCCGAACCTTTTGGGTACGGCTTCATCCCCCAGGCGCGGTACGCGAGTCCCTGCTCGACGGCCTTGGCCTGGACGTCAGGGTTGCCGGCAAGGTGCCGGTAGAACAGGTGCCTCTCGAACAAGGCTTTCGGCCGGCTCTTGGCGTCGAAACCAGACCCCGCGGCCTCGACCGCGATGACTGCTCGGAACGCGGCCGGCTCCACGCCAAGGAGGTTGGCCAGCGAGTCTATCTCGCCAGAGGAGACTTTCTTAGCCTCTCCAACAAACGAACGGCTCATTTCGAGTTCCCCGCGAGCATCTGAGTCTTCTGCTGCGACGAGCTGCTGGAGCCGAAGTAGTATGCCACTACCTGCTCGCACTTGGCGCTGACGAACCCGATGAGGGTCCCCACAGTCGTTGCCATGAGGGGGTCCTTCATGCCCTCGACGTATCCCAACAAAACCAAAAATACCGTCGCCATGAACCCGGCCACGACGACGAACGCCAGAACGCGCGGCATCCAGTCACGGACCTGCGCCTCGCGCCGCCTGGCGCTGTCGCGGTCCGACGCGGCGATTCGTTCGAGGTCGATATCAAGTTCCCGCATCTGCACCGCGAAGTCGTTATCGGCCTTCTTGAGAGCCAGCAACTGATCCGCGGAAGCATTGTTGAGGGCTTTCGCCATCTCGTCTTTGGAGGCGCCACTCGGAAGCCCCAGGGCATCCGCAATGACCTTGTACGCCATTCCCCCAATCGGACCGCCTACCGCGGTTGCAAGCGTGGGGGCAATTGCTCCAATGATCTTCGTGAAGTCCATTACCTTGCCCCCTTTTCCAAAACGGTGATCCGCTTTTCTTCCTGAGACGCCATGTCATCCCTTCTTGTTCCACAAGTCGAATAAAGCCTTTATTTTTTCCTCAAGAACAAGCACGCGCTGGTCGAGTTTGGCCAACACTATCACCAAAGTAATAAAACCTATCGCAAGCGGCCACAGCTTGAGGACGGCCTCCAGGGCTTCCATCGCTCATTCCGAAGGCTTCCGAAGCCTTTGCACCAGGTGCTGGATCGTCTTGGTCTCGTAGATGCGGATTCCGGTCCACACGATGGTGAAGACAGCAGCGACAGAGGGGAGCCACCCAGCCACGGTTGCAACCGCAGTTCCGAACGAAGCGGCGTCGATGGCGTTCTTTGCGTGCTCGTTCATCACACCACCCACGGCAGCGGAGGATACGTCACCGTCGGGGCCTTCGACGCGGCAATCTGCGCCGCCACCGAAGCCTCGATACGCGCCACCTCGTCTCCCAGCTTCGCCTTCACCCACGTCAGCACCGCGGCCTCCGTGAGATCGTCAAAAGCCACGAAGGAGGCATCCGGCGCATCGAGACCGACGCTGCCGTAACAGGTGCCGGCGTGGTCACCTTCGACGCCGTTACAGCGCCAATGCACCACGTTGACAACGTTGGCGAGGGTTCCCTGGGTGGGAGCGCAATCGAGGCGCTCTATCTTCCACATGATCTCGTTCACGGCGCGACCTCCTGCTTGGGCGGCCGCAGCGCCGCGATCTGAGCATCGATGCCCTCAAGCCAGGCCTTGCCCTCCGGCGTAAGCACGGCCTCGCGCAACCGGCGCGGCGTGATCTGGGCTTCCAGGTTGCGGATCTCGTCGAGGGGCGTCGGGATGTAGGGCGTGACCTGCTCCGGCGGCTCCGGCAGCTCAACCGCGCCGAACTCCGTGCGCTCTGTTGGAGTCATCAGCCTCAGCCAGTTCGACGGGTAGCGAACGCCACCCATCTCGAACTCCTGGTCGATGCGGACGGTCTGGCCGTCGGGGAGAGAGAACTTCATCGGGCCCTCGCATACTTAAAGTGGTTTTCGGCGAATGCGGCGAAGACGTAGGTGGTGCCGCTACCGTTCTTTTCCGTGTCCGTGTTTCGGAGCTTGAACCCGTTGGACAGGAAATCGACATATTGAAACGACGAAACAGCCTCCGCATCGGCGCTATTCGGCTTTAGCCTTGCGTCAACCACGTTGTACGGATTGCGTGCAGAATCCTGCACCGACCAGTTCTCTGTGCCCGTGCTCTTTATGAGGACGTACCGAGGACGGAACCCGCACCACACGAACGGCCCATCCGTCGATCCGTTGCCGGTGTAGCTGCCGAACTTAGAAAAGCCTTCGATCTCGGACCAGAGGTATGCGATGTAGTTTGAGCCGTTATCATTCAAATTGTATGTTGCGTTATTTGTAACCATAAACTGCGTT